ATTGGTAAGAATTCTCCTTGGGATGGTGCTAGCACAGGCGAGTACACAGAGACTTCTCCAAGTGATGTGGATGTTCCTACACCAATTGATACATCTGTTTCCCAATATCTACATTACAACGACATGATAGCAGCAAAGTTGATAGCTCAGTCGAGTGTATCCCATGTCATAAAAAGAGTAGATTGGACTTCTGGTACGGTATACTTTGAATTCAATCAATATACCGATGATATCATTGACCAGAACTTTTTCGTTTTTACCACAGATTACAGAGTATACAAATGTATTGATAATAATAATGGTGGAGCATCTACTATTGAACCATCTGGTATTTCTACAGATATCATTACTACATCTGATGGGTATAGATGGAAATTTATGTTTGAAGTTAAACAGGCAGATGTTTTGAAATTCATAACTACGGATTGGATTCCTGTAAACTCACCTGCTAATGCAAGTCAGGTTGAACAAGCAAATGTAGAAGCTGCTGCTGTATCTGGAGCATTGGAACATATTTCAGTAACAAGTGGTGGAGCATTATATAAAAGTAATACTGGTACAGCACAAGCTGGTACGTCAACCTCTATTACAATTGCTGCAACTGCATCCGCAACGAATGATGATTATGTTGGAATGACAATTTTCATTTCATCGGGTACGGGCAGTGGACAATTAAAAACAATTAGTACATACGATGGCATAGCTAAGGTTGCTGTTATCACTGGTACTTTTTCACCGTCACCAGCAGTTGACAGTGTTTATGAAGTAATGCCGGCAGTTACATTGACTCCGCTTGCTTTAGATACACCAATGGCATCTGGTGGTATTGCAAGAGTTTCTGGTGTAACACAACCAGCAGGTATTATCACAACTGTTGCAATGGCGAACAAAGGAACGAATTATAGATTTGTAACAGCAGAAGTTACGAGTGGTTTGAATGTAGGTGGAACTGCTGCAACGCTGTCACCAAAATCTAGTCCCCCAGGCGGACATGGAAAAAATGCTGTTGCAGAATTGGGTGGAGCATTTGTAATGTTGAATGTTAGATTGGTTGGTAATGAAGGAACTGATTTTCCAGTAGAGGACGATTTTAGAAAAGTTCATTTACTGATGAACCCAACAGTCAATAATGCACCTGCCACTGCATCAACATATAATAATTTAGAACTGGATCAAGATAGTGGAAGTATTATCTACACAGAGTTTCGTGGCCCAATCATTCGTGCATCTGATTCTACGGAAGATATTAAACTTGTTTGCGAATTCTAATTTAAAATTGTATATAAATAATTAAAAAATAACTCGAAGGAATTATATGTCAAACAATATTAATATCAATACAAATCAAACTCCATACTTTGATGACTTTGATGAAACGAAAAACTTTCATCAGGTTTTGTATAAGCCCTCTTTACCAGTACAGGCAAGAGAGCTAACAACTCAACAAAGTATTCTGAGAGATCAACTAAAAAAGTTTGGCGACCATGTTTTTCAGAGTGGTAGCAAAGTAAGTGGAGCAGATGTAGTTTTAAATTTAGATTATGAATATGTGAAATTAAAACCACAATACAATAGTGTTGATATTACTGTTGCCAATTTTAGTGGTAAGACACTTTCTGGAACACAGTCAGGAACGAAAGCTTTAGTTCTGAATTACTCTGCAATCGATTCTGTCACTGGTGATCCAGATACAGTTTATGTAAAATATATTACAGGTGGTTCAACAAGTAATTCAGTTCAAGGTATAAATGTAACTACTGGTGGTTCTGGTTATACATCAGCACCCACTGTAATCCTTACTGGTGGTGGTGGAACTGGGGCAGAAGCAGTTGCCGTTATTAGTAGTGGTTCTGTTATTGCTATTAATGTAACTAACAAAGGTCTTTCATATACCTCAGACCCAGCAGTATCATTTACTGGTGGTGATGGCACAAATGTTGTTGCAGCTGCAACGATTATTACTTCTCCTGCGTTTTTGGGTGGAGAAAGAATTGTTGCAACAGATCAGAGTATGTCTGCATACGTTGTTGACACTACTCCAACCTATGTACAATCAATTGCTGTTACAAGTGGTGGTTCTGGATATACCGAAGCTCCAACAGTAACAGTTGTTGCACCTGATAGTGGAACGACAACAACAGCAACAGCAACATTAGTATCTGGTGCTATAACTGAAATTACAGTTAACACATGGGGTTCGGGATATTCGACACCTCCAATTGTTACATTGTCTGCAGCACCTGCGGGTGGTGTTACAGCAACTGCTTCTACTACTCTTGCATATCCGACAGGAAAAGGAAGTTCTGTTTCTATAGAAGAAGGTGTGTTTTATATACATGGAAATTTTATTGCTATTGCTAAACAAACTATTCTTCTTGACAAGTACACAAACATACCATCATACAAATTAGGTATAGCAGTTACAGAGAGTATAATTTCTTCTGGTGCAGATTCGACACTTCTCGATAATGCTCAAGGTTCATCAAACTATGCTGCGCCAGGTGCTGACCGTTTGAAGTATTCACTTGCTCTCACCAAGAAAACTTTTACGTCAATTGACGATAGTGATTTTTACGAAACACTAAGAGTCCGAAAAGGAATCAAAGAAAAAGATATTAAAGTTCCAATTTATTCAGTACTAGAAAAAACATTTGCACGAAGAACGTATGATGAGTCTGGGAGTTATACAGTAAGGGCTCACAACATTCAGTTAAAAGATCATCCATCGGACAGTTCAAAATTTCTTGTACGACTAGACCCAGGCAAATCATTTGTCAATGGGTATGAATTTGAAACAATTATTTCAACTGATGTTGAAGTAGACAAAGCAAGAACCTATATAAATGTAAATGGGTTTGATCGTTTAATGCAGTACGGTAATTATATTTCCATGAAAGACTATAATGGATTTTTTGATATTTCTACTCATGCAATAGTTGACTTACATAATGCAGCTCATGCAAGTTTGACATTGACCAACCCAACAACATATGCAAGTACAAAAATTGGTACAGCAAAAATAAGAAATGTAGATTATATTTCTGGTACAGGTACATCACAATTAATCAATATGTATATTTACGATGTGAAAATAACAAGTTCAACATTTGCAAGTGTTGAATCAATTGTTATACCAGACGATTCTGCTGTCACCCCTGTTGTAGTAAATAACAAAGCTAACATTGATGATACTGGTAAGGTTGGTGGAACATCAAGTGGTGATGCAAAGTTATTTGAAACCTCTGACAATACATTAGTTTTCAAGCTTCCTCAAGATACACTGAAAACAATTCGTGATGACCTTGGTGCAGTTGATACTAGTTACACAGCTAAACGAACATTTTCAAATGTTCCATTTACAGGTGGTATAGCAACTATTTCCACATCTGGTTCAACTGAAACATTTATGGGTACTGGTGCATTAAGTAATACAAACAAAAGAGAAAATTACTTAATAACGGTAAGTGGTACTGGAACATCTTCACTTACAGTAAATCAGATTCTTGCACTTGATGGTGCTGGAGAAACGTCTACTGTTAATGCTCCATCAAATACAACAATAACATTCAATGCTAATACTGCAACAAATTTTACAGCTGACATTATTGCAACTATTAATATAGACAGTAAACAGGAAAAGTCAAAAACGGTTGTTTCAAATCATGTAAAGAATTTTACATCACCTAATACTTCAACACTTAGTTTTGACCTATTAGCAAAATCTGATATTTGGAAAATCAAAGCAATCTATGATTCTGAAAATGGTGGTACGGATGCAGCACTTCCTACTATGACGGTTGCTGATACGAATGAAACATTGACACCAGGCGAACTTCTTACTGGTAATATATCAGGTGCTAAAGGTACGGTTGTAGTTGGTGCATCAGGAACAACATCGGTAACATATATTCCTATATCTGGAACATTTGTTGCAGAAAATGTAACAGGGTCAACTTCTGGATTTACAAAAGTTATAGCATCTGTTACAACTGGTGATACAGATATTACATCAAGGTATACACTCGATAATGGACAACGAGATAATTTTTACGATCATGGTAGAATACAATTAAATTCTGGTGCAACAGCACCAACAGGAAGAATTGCAGTAGTCTTTGATTACTTCACACATTCTGGTAATGGTTATCTTTCAGTAGATTCATATACTGGTGCAACTGGATTTGATTACATACCAGTTTATACAAGTCCTGTATCTGGTGATAATGTTGAGCTTCGTGATTGTGTTGATTTTAGACCACGGCGGGGTGACGATGTAACTACAATTCAGAATATTGAATTACCAGTACCAAATACAAATTGGCAAGCAGACTATAGTTATTACCTTCCAAGGACAGATACAATTTTTGTAAGTAAGGAAAGAAAATTTGGAAGTAATGCTGGTATACCTTCATTGAATGTTGTTCCTTCTTCAAGGATAGACGGTACAATGAATTTGTACACAATCTATATTCCTGCGTATACTTTCAAATCAGCTGATGTCACTACCAAGTATATTGAAAATAAAAGATATACGATGAGAGACATTGGTAAACTTGAAAAACGTATTAGCAATTTAGAGTATTACACATCATTGTCTTTGTTAGAAAAAGATACTGAATCACTTGTCATTACAGATACAGCAGGTCTTGACCGATTTAAAAATGGTATGTTGATTGACGGATTCAATGGTCACAGTGTTGGTAATGTTTTGAGTAATGACTATAAGTGTTCTATTGATTTTAAACAAAAAGTATTAAGACCAAGTTTCAATTCTAATATGACTGATTTGATTTATGATTCTGGTGCGTCAACTGGTGTTAATAAAAATGGTGACTTGGTTACATTGCCCTACACTACTAGACCATTAGTAGATCAATCAATTGCTAGTAAAGCAATAAACCTAAATCCATTTGCGGTGTTAGCATGGATTGGTACAATTGATCTAACTCCCCCAAGTGATAATTGGATTGATACAGAAACACAGCCTGAAGTTGTTGTAAACCTTCAGGGTGAAAATGATATGTGGGAAAGTTTAGTAGGGTTAACATTTGGTACACAATTTAATGATTGGGAAGATAGTGGAACTGGTTCGGAAGAAATAGTTGCTTCAAGTTCAACTATGGACAGAAGAGCTCAGTGGCCCTTTATCAGACCTAGAACAACAGAGACAGTTGTAGAAACCGTTGTAGATATGAGAACTGGTATCCGTAATGAAATCACTGGAACTGATACAGTAAGGAATGAACTTGGTGATAGAATTACAGATGTATCGATTGTTCCGTTTATTCGTTCACGAACTTTAACAGTAGCTGTTAAGGGGATGAAACCAAATACAAGAGTATATGCTTTCTTTGATGGTGAAGCAGTTTCTACATTTTGTACTCCTAGTGGTGGTGTTCTTGGTGATCCTATATATACTGACGATGCTGGTTCTGTTGCTGGATTATTATTTACTATTCCTAATTCTAGCACATTACGATTTAGAACTGGTGAACGTCAATTTCTATTAACAGATAATACGAGTGGAAATTTAATTACAGCATCAACGTATGGTGAGGTAACGTATGCAGCACAAGGGATGTTACAGAAAAAAGAAAATGTAGTAGTATCTACAAGAGTTCCAAGAGTACAATCATTTGGAATGGGGAGTGCTGTAGATTTTAGAACATCAACAAATACTTTTGATAGAGTTAATGTTGGTGGTTGGTTCGATCCGTTAGCTGAAACATTTCTAGTTGACGAATCACTTTACCCTGATGGTGTATTTGTTTCTGACCTTGATTTATATTTTAAATCAAAAGATGATGATGGACTACCAGTATCAGTACAAATCAGAGATACTGTTAACGGATATCCTGCTCGTGTAATTTTACCATTTTCTGATTTAAGTAAACTTCCAGAAGATGTAAACATAAGTGAAGATTGTTCTGTTGCAACGAACTTTGCATTTCCTTCATTAGTTTATCTAGTGCCAGGTGAGTATGCAATTACCGTATTGAGTAACAGTTTAAAGTATGAAGCTTATATTGCAGAAACAGGAGAGAACATTGTAGGTACGGATAGAAAAATTTCAGAACAACCATATGCTGGTGTACTATTCAAATCACAGAACGCATCAACATGGTCGCCAGATCAGAAACAAGATTTAACATTCAAATTGAATATGGTTGAGTTTACAGTTGGTGCAACAGCAACAGCAGTATTTAAAGATGGAGTTTCAGATACAGAATTTAAAGCTGACATTGTTCAGATTGTACCTGAAGAAGTTAAGATGAATAATACGAATGTTGTGTGGTCTGCTAAATTTACAGACGCAGGGACAGGAATACTTGATACCACAGCTTCTAATATTATTCAACTTAAAAACTACGAGTTAGATACACAGAAAAAAATTACTACTAGTGCTGGAAGTTATGTTGCAACTGCTACATTTACTTCAAACAATAAGTACATCAGTCCAATGATTGATACTGGTAGGAATAGTATTATAACAATTGAGAACATTGTTAATAATGTTAATACGAATGAAACGAATGCTCAAGGTGGTGATGCAATTGCAAGGTATCTTACAAGAAGAGTAAATTTGGCAGATGGATTTGATGCAACAAGTCTGAATGTTTTCTTGACTGCTAATAGACAGAGTGGTACATCTATATATCTTTACTATAAAGTATTGTCACAATTTGATACTGATATTTTCGATGATAGACCTTGGCAGGATATGAAAGAAATTACAAATGTAAATGCAGTTTCTTCATCAAATCAAGAATTTTTAGAATTGCAGTATGCACCTAATAATGTACTTGAGTCCACAGACTATGTGACAAGTTCAGTTACTTATGATAGTTTTAAAACCTTTGCAATCAAGATTGTTATGAATTCTGCAACAACATCAAAAGTTCCATTAATGAAAGACCTTAGAGCAATTGCATTGGCCTAATATATGAAGACTGTAAAAATAGAAGGAGCAAAACAAGTTCGTGATTTGAACTCTAAAGCGGTTCTTAGTACTAATTTAAATGCATTAGAAAGTTATAAACTTGAAAAAAAAAGAAAAGAAGCAGAGTTAAGTGATATAAATAATATGAAGAGTGACATCTTAGAACTTAAACAAATGATAACAACATTGTTAGGAAAACAAAATGGCTAAAATCGTACAGAGAAGAAGAGGCACAGCATCAGAACATACAGCATTTACTGGTCTTGAAGGTGAGATAACTGTTAATACAAGTTTGCTAACATTACATGTGCATGATGGTTCTACGGTTGGTGGTTTTTCTCTTGCACGTTCTGATGGTTCTAACTTAACTGGTACATCATCAAACACAATTGGGATAACAGAACTTAATGTTTCAGACGGAACAGCAGGACAAGTTTTATCTACCAATGGTGCTGGTACTTTAAGTTTTATTGATGTTGGTATTGATTCACTCGGTATCACAGATGGAACAGCAGGACAAGTCTTACAGACTGATGGTAATGGAGTTTTAAGTTTCACTGGATTACCTGATGTTTCTGGTTCGTCTATTGGTGGTGATTTATCAGGTACAATCGGTAATGCTCAAATTGTATCAAATTCAATTGGAATAACAGAACTCAATGTTTCAGACGGAACAGCAGGACAAGTGTTACAAACAAATGGTTCTGGCGGGTTAAGCTTTGTTACCCATGCTGGAGCAACCGCATCTGATGGAGTTTCCCTCGCAATGGCAATTGCTGTATCGTAAGAAAATATAAAATAAAGGAAAAGATGATATGCCAACAGTAACAGTAAATTTATTAGATACATTTGACCAATGGAGACTAAAGACAAATGACATTGGTGCTAATCTAGGAGATTTGACATCTCTCAGCACAACCAATAAAACAAATATCGTTTCAGCATTAAACGAAGTTGTCAGTGGTGATAGTGATGATATGGAAAATCTGATAGATGATACTACGCCACAGCTTGGTGGAAATCTTGATTTGAATAGCAATAACATTACTGGTACTGGAAATATTGTTACTACTGGAAATATTAATAGTACAGGTGGTCTTACCATGTCGGGAACTATCACTGGTACTATTATCACTGGTACTTCTTTCGTTGGTGATGGAAGTGCATTAACTAATATTGATTTAGTAACTGATTTGACTCCGCAACTAGGAGCGAGTTTAGATTTAAATAGTTTTAGTATTACAGGTACAGGTTCTATTGCTGAAACTGTTATAGGTGTTACACAGTCAACAAATGATAATTCAACAAAACTTGCAACGACAGCATATGTTGATGCACAGATAGGTTCACAAGCTGCAAATCCTAATTCGGCACTTGGGGGTCATCTTTCAGGAACAATTTCAAATGCAATAATTCCAAATAATACTATCACATCAAATATGATTGCAGCAGGTGTTATTGTTTCTCAAGACATTGCTCCTAATGCAGTCAATGGAACACATGTAGCATTAGGATCAGATGTTGCTGGTGATACGATGTATTATAACGGTACAGATTATCAGAGATTGGGTGTTGGGACATCAGGACAAGTATTAACAACTAATGCTGGTGCTACTGCTCCACAATGGTCTACACCAGTAACAGGAAATGCAGTAGTAATGGCTATCGCTCTTGGATAGATTATAAGTATTATAAATACATTTAAAACCAAGTAATGAAGAATAATCACTTGAAACCACTTAAATAAAAGGAAAACAAAATGGCTAACGATTTTAAAAACGCACAAAATGTTGGTGTTACAACTCAAGAAACTGTATATACATCCCCCTCTTTAAAAACAAGTATTGTTCTTGAATTAGATATTGCAAATACATCTGCAGCTGCAGTTACAGCCTCTGCTAAAGTGTATGATTATTCAGCTTCTACATTTGGACATATTGTTAAAGATGCTCCAGTTCCAGTAGGTGCTTCTCTACAAGTGGTTTCAGGACAAAAAATTATTCTGGAAGCAGGAGACTATATTTGTGTAGTTGCTTCTGGAACTTGTGATGTTATCTGTTCTATTTTGGAAGATGTTAATTCCTAATAACAAAACATAATTAACATTTTTTGAATACAATAATCGGA